AAGAATAGTATTCATGCTAGTAAAGATTTGTAGGTCAAGCAAATCTTCAATAATCTCTCTGCGTTGACCTGTAGGTAATGACATGAATGGAACAAATGAAGCAGATCCAAGTACTACTACTTGGCAAAAAGATTTAAAGTTAATCTTTAAAATCTGCTTCTCTAGAATTTCCTGATAGTCTTTACTATCCGCAGACTGGTTGAGCAATGAACCATTCTGGTAAACTTCAAATACATTTGGTTTTATCCCTCTAATAATCTTATAATTATTAGGGCCAATAGAAAATTCAATCTCTACAACAAGATCTTTCTTGGTAATAGAGTTTAATAGTAATGGTTTATTAATCTTTCTAAAAGGTTTATTAAATAACGCAAATGACAGTGCGTCCAGCAAAGTTGATTTGCCAGCGCCATTTTCACCTACAATGAGTGTAGTAGCAGACTTATTAAGTTCTATCTCAGTGAAGAGATTACCAGTACTTAAGAAGTTCTTCCATCTAATCTTTTTAAATACGATCATTCAACAGACAATGCCTCAGCGTATAAAGAGTGTACGGTATTTTCTATCTTTTTCTTAATATCATCGCTTGTATTAATTTGGCCGATATAATTCTTAAAGATAGTAAGTGTATCTTCTGCTTCATTGACGATATCTTCATCTTGTTCTAAATTAAGATTAAGATGATCTTCAACAACTTGCAATTCCAGAATACCAGACTTCTCCAAATTATCAACAAACATATCAAACCAATACGGATTAGTTTTATTTTGTACGATTACTTTTATTATCTTATTCTTATACTTCTCATAGTCGTGGGAAGCAATATCATCTATAGTGTAATCAATATCATTATACCATATCTTTTCAAAAATGGTATATGGATTTCTAACAAACTTTAGATTTCTCGTTTCCGTATCAAAGATATGAAATCCTTTAGGATCATTATAATCGCTCCAAGTAAACTCACCATGATTGCCAAGGTAATGAATATTGCCAGCAGAGGACTTATGATGATAATGACCAGAGCAAACAAGATCAAAACGGTTAAAAATGCTAGCATCGTCGCCGTGCGACACCATGGACCCCCTGTACATTTCAAATCCAGCAAGTTCCAAATGTCCAAAACAGATTTGCGCGTTTGTTCCACGGATCTTCTCCAAAGTTAGTTTTCTATTTTCATCACATATCCATGGCAACATCAATACAATAAGACCATCAAAATCTACTTCTCTAGGAAGTTGATCATAGATATGAAACGGATATTGGCCCCTAACAAGTTCGTTAAGAGCATTTACAGAATTAGTATTTTTATAATACGTATCGTGGTTGCCAGCTATGATATGAACATCATAGTTTTTTCCAGCAATTGGGTCCAAAAAGTCTTGTCGAAGACGTCGAGCAGTATTAATATTAATGTACTTACGACGATCAACAAGATCACCAAGGTGGCAGATCGTTGATATTCCTTCTTGTTCCATAGTAGGAAGAAAAACGTTGTCAATAAACTGTTTACTATTATCAAGAAAAGCAACGTTGTCATTACGAACACCCCAATGCGTATCTGTAATTAAAGCAATCTTCAACGCATCACTCTTGTGTTTGGTTTTTTAATAGGTTTAGCAACATTATATTTGTTTATTGCAGCACCGCAATAATCTCTAATTGTTTCTAAACGCAGAATATAATTTGATCTTTCATTTTCATGTTTAGATTCATCGAGTGCACTTTCTGCCAGATCTAAAACAATCTGTGGCAACAGATGCATATTATGTTTCAAGTTCATCTTCATTCTCCACTTCATTTGCAATAATAAGTTCTTCTAATTTATTCTTTTTCTTCTGTTTAGTCAATAACTCTTTTTCTTCAAAGCTTCGTATGACTTCAGAAGAATATTCATTTGTATGATTTCCTAAGGCAACTCTATCATGGAATATAGCAGCCATTTCTTCATTTGTATATTGGTTCTCAAAGTTTTTATGTTTAATATAAGTTTGTTTCTTTTCTTTGGCAATACGTCTAAGAAAAGCATTCCAGGCAATTTGCGTAAAATATGCAAATGGATTAATAGATTTTGCTGGATTAAAATTGTCGACCGATGCAATACAGTTTTCAATTCCATCAGCAATCATATCATCTCTATATGAATAGTTCATAAAGTTTGGTTTATATGATAACTTTGTGCAAATAAGTAACACACATTCACCAACATAATTTGGAATTGGTGGTTTAGGTGTATCATTTTCTTTTGACAACATGAGCTTTTCATGGTATGCTTTCATGTGTTCATACAGATTTTTATTGTTGACGTAATGCTTTGTTGCCATTAATTTACCGTATTGCTCGCTGGTTGAGACACAAAAAAGTTTACATAATCATTTTTTGTTTCTGGTTTTCTTTTAGCTTTTTGATTTAAATATCTTTCAAGATATTCAGTAGATCTTAGTAGATTATTATTAAAGTTTTTATCAAAGGTTTTATTACAATAAAGTTTTGAGTATGTATAATAACGTATCATATCATCACTCAATGGAATAGTTGTTATTACATTTGCTTTATTAAAAGTAACATAATCATCTGATGAGAACGGAATATAATTAATTAAAACTATTCCTGATTCGTCATTAGAATCTGTCCTTGATATAAGAATCATAGGATCCTTGATGATCAACCTAAGTTGATCATCTCCTTCTAGGAACCCCATTATATCTTCATGATTAGATAATTTTACTAGAACATGAGTCATGATTTTAATCCAACTGTATATATCTTATACACAAATTTTTCCTCATTGTAAATGTTTATTCTCTCAATGAAGTGCAAAAGTGTATGATTTTTCTTTGACTTCCATGTCAAGTCATCTGCAATATCATAAAGAGTGCTTGATGTTTTTGTTTCTGACTTTCTAAGCCCACGACCAATTGATTGCAAGTTTCTTATCCGTGACTTCGAAGGAGAAGAAAATATAATGTTATGCAAGTTGCGAATGTTAACGCCGGTAGAGAAAGTCCCATAACTAGCGACAATAATTGCATTCTTTTCTGACTCAACAATCTTACGAATTTGCTCACGTTCTTCTCCATCTATTTCACCAGAGACAAAGAAAACCTTTCTGTCACCAGCATCATTTTTAATCATATCATATAAAACCTTTCCATGTTTCTCGACATATTGGAAAAGTAATAATGTATTTCCATTATCTAATGATAATGCTAAGTTTTTTATAAACTTATTTCTAGAATCATTTCTAACAATGAAGTCTATTTCATCCTGGTAAGATGCATCTTTTAACATCTTTTTAATTTCATCAGGATATTTTAAAACGATTGCTTTAATGTTAAAGTCTGCTAAGTGTTTTTGTTCAATAAGTTCTGATGTAGTTATAACTTTTTTAACAACACCAAATAGACCTTCTAGAACCAATCTATGGGTTTGAGTCCCGTCGAGAGTACCCGTAAAGCCAAACCTATAACGACAGTTATGCAGGCGGGACATAATAGAAGCCAGAGAAGCTGATTTAAATAAGTGCGCTTCATCGCCTATGACCACGTCAAACTGTTCGAAATACTTTTTATCAAGTTTATAAATCGATTGCCAAGTAGAGATTGTGACTGGTTTATCTGTTTGTTTATCTTGTCCAGCAAAGATTCTATGAACATACCTATCAGATTCAAAACCATAATCGGCAAAATCAGAAGCAAGTTGACTAACCAAAGAAGTAGTTGGCACAATAATAAGAGTACGGGCATTATAGTATCTCGTTAGTAAGTAGATGATAAATGATTTACCAGATGCAGTAGGTGATAATAGAAGAGCTCGTCTATTTCTTACAGCATAAACAAATGCATCTAGCTGATAGTCTCTAGGCTGCATAGTTGGTTTAATTTTATTAACAAAGTCTTTAGCTTCTTTTAGAGAGAATTCTTCACATGAAAAATCATCAATATAATCTAAAAGATAATTTCTTTCTTTACAAAACTTTTCAATATAAGGCAAAAGACCAGTGTATATCAAGCATGTTAAGGGATTGAACAAACGAATCTTGCCATCCCAAAACTTATTCTTATAAGCTGGCATAAATTTATAGCCAGGAACAAAGAAAGTAAAATACTCACTTAGTTCTTGAGCAACACCAGGTTCGCATCTAACCTTTAGATGAACTTCGTCGTGACGACTTATCTCTAATGAATCCAATTAACCACCCATAACAAATCTGTTCCAGTCAATCGCATTCTTGATAATAAAATTTCTATTAGTTATAGATTTAGTAATAGTTTCAAGAAGTTCAACTTTTTCTTGTTGAAGACCAACCTTTAAATTCATCTCAATGATATCTTTATCTGCATCCATGTACATTGGGATATCTTGTTTTAAAATAATTCCTTTAGCGGGAAGTTGCCATCCTTTTTCTTGAGACTCTTTTGTAGGACCCAAAGTATAGAATTCGTACTTATCTAGTTTTAAAGACTTCATCTCTGATTCCATCTTTTTAAGACGGAGTCTTTCTTCTAGGAAGATACGATAATATTTATTATGCAGTCCAGGGATCTTTAGACTTTCGGCTGCCAGCTCTGTGCTGTCAATCTGTGTGTCTACTGCCCACAATTCAATAATATCTTCAATCTTCATGATAAATCTCGTGCTGGTAATATAAAGTTTATACTACCACATATTCAATGAATTGTAAACAGTTAAACGTTGTTTATTTCAAATAAAACGTATTTAAAAGAAGCTGTAGCCTCTATGTATTCAACATCTGTTTTGGTTGAATCAAATGTTAATTCACTTAGCAAATATGGATATGCATCTGTGAATGTTATTTCATAGTTTGGCATCTTTGCACTTGATAATATCATAAGTGACATATCAGACTTAAGACCATCACCTGTATAATTTGGGTTTTGGGCCAAAGCTCTATATTCTGCAAAATCTTTTGGTTTACCTAAAGCACGAATCCAATTATGGATTTCTAGATAGTTCTGTAAATTTTCATCAACTCTAAAACTAATCTCAAATTCACCATATTCAAGATGATCACCAGGTTGTGGGATTTTAACAAATGGATTTGGTGTTTCGATATTAGGTAAAGTAATAGACGGGATATTGGCCCTTTGTATAAAGAAGTTAATATGTGGCGCGCGCTTAATTGCAAATTTAAAATTAAGCGGTGAAAGAAAATTTGGATTTGTTGGTGTATTTTCTATAGCTGCCATATGACTCCTCATTTTATACTATTTATATAAAAAAAGGGGAGCCCGAAAGCTCCCCTTTGTAGGCGACCGGTTGACCCGGTTCTTTATTACATAAGGTTGTTAACGATAACTCTACGATAGTAGACGTTAGAATCCTTTGTAAGAGCACCAGCACCGGCTGTAGCACCTTCAGCGAATGGGTTTGCAACCATTCCGTAACGTGTCTTGAAGCCGATCTTTGGTTGGAAACTGTTCTGGTCAACTGCACGAACCATCTGAAGAGGAACGTATGGGCAGTAGAAGAGACCAGCGTCAAACGCTGAAGCGCCCTTATAACCAACAGTGAGATAGTTTCCACCGATTGCATATGGGTCGATGTAAACACGTAGGCGACCATTGAGAACACCAGCGAAAGTGTTACCAGTGTCATCTACCTGGAGGTTGTTGCTGTTAAGAGCTGGTGTATAGTCAAGAACACCGGCCATCTGAAGAGCTGAAGCAACGTCTGAAGAACAGATAACAATGTTACCCTTACCTCTACGTGTATTCTTAGCAATCTGATTAGCTTCTCTTTCAAGCTGGAACATAAGACCCTTGAACTTTTCAACTGACCAACGGCCGTTTGAGTCTGTATCGAGGTCGAAGATACCTGCAGTTGTTGTACCTTCTTGAGCACCAGACTGAGCTGTTACGTTGATTGTACGAACAACTTCACGGTTGATTTCAGC